GAGGACATCATCCTCCGCGCCCGCGGCACATTCAAATTGAGCGAAGACGGCGAGCCCATTGCCACCGACCGTGCCGGCGAAGTCGTGTACGGGAAGGACGGCAAGACCCCGCTGTCTCCCCTCGAATGGGCGGAATCGCTGCGCGAAACCGCAACCCACCTGTGGCCAAGGGCTCAGGGTGCCGGGCAGACCGGCGACAACGGTGGCAAGGCCACGAAGAAATGGGGCGAGTACACCGAGACCGAGCGTGCTGCGATGGCTCGTGATAACCCCGAAGCATTCAAAAAACTCCAAGCCACCCGAGGAACCTAACCCATGGCATCTACCCAACTGTCGGACATCTTCGTTGCCGACTACTACGGCACTCTGGAGCCGGCGAACTCTCCAGAGAAGACCGCCGTCTACGAGTCGGGCATCATCACCCGCTCGGCCACCCTGGACAACATCGCGAAGAATGGCCAGGGCACCTCTGAGATCAGCTACTGGCAGGATCTCGACGCCGATGAGGCGCCGAACATCTCCAGCGATGACCCGGACGACCTGGGCGCCGTCGGCAAGGCCGAGCAGGGCAGCATGCGCGCCCGGACCCTGTACCTCAACAAGGGCTACGGCGTCTCCGACCTGACTGCCGAGCTGGCCAACTCCGAGCCGATGCAGCACATCCGCAACCGCTTCGGCACCTACTGGACCCGCCAGTGGCAGCGTTACCTGATGGGCGCTGGCCGCGGCATCATCGCGGCCAACATTGCCCAGAACGGTGGCGACATGGTCAAGGATGCAGGCGCCTCGATCAGTGCCAATGCCTTCCAAGATGCCGCCTTCACCGCCGGCGATGCTGCCGACATGTTCGGTGCAATTGGCGTGCACTCGGTCGTCATGAACCAGATGGTCAAGCAGGACATGATCGAGTACCTGCGCGACTCGCAGGGCAAGATCATCCTGGCCACGTACCTGGGCAAGCCGGTCTTCATGGATGACGCTCTGACCTACGCCCCGGGCCAGTTCCTCTCGCTGTTCTTCGGCCAAGGCGCCTTCGGCTACGGCGAGGGCGACCCTCACATGCCGGTCGAGATGCAGCGCAACGCCGCCGGCGGCAACGGTGGTGGTGCCGAGGTGCTGGGGGAGCGTAAGACCTACATCCTGCAGCCGGCCGGTTTCAGCTGGCAGGGCAGCGAGAATCGCAACCTGAGCCCGACCGCCGCCCAGTACGCCTCGGCGGCCAACTGGAAGCGCGTCTTCGACCGCAAACAGGTTCCGTTCGCTGCGGTCATCAGCGGCACCGCCACCCCTTGACCCCATGATGCGGGGCGCCGGCCTGGCGCCCTGCGCAGGAGATCTGCATGAAAGTCATCTACACCAACACCCCTGGCAGCGAGCGCGGCATCTGCTATCGCCGCCTGGACCAGTTCTTCGGCGTGATCGACGGCGCGACCTCGGTGTCCGTGCAGGGCGATGCTCCGCATATCGGCGAGGCGTATCAGCGCCAGGGCATCAGCGTGAGCGAGATCGAGGAAGGTCTGCGCCTGGACGGCCCGACTATCGCCCAGTGGCTGGAGCAGGGCTACAAGGCGTCGACCTACCCGCCGAACGGCTATGCCTCGGTCAGCAGCCAAGCGGAGATCGACAAGGCGATCGAGGACGAGGGCGGCAGCGACGATGAGACCGACCCGCACAAGATGAAGGTCCCGCAGCTGAAGGCCTGGCTGACGGCCCAGGGCATCACCTTCGACCCAGCCCTCAACAAGCCCGATCTGCAGGCTCTCATCCCGTCGAAGGAATAAGCCATGACCGACTTCATCACCGTCGCTGATGTCGACCAGGCACTCGGGCAGGGCTGGGCAGGCGACGGTGATGCGGTCCTTGCTGTTGCCATGGCCAATGCCTGGCTCACGGCCAAGATCAAGCGGGCGGTGCCAGATCCGGTGCCGGGCGCCATCGTGAGCGCCGGAGCACAGGTGGCCAAGCTGGCTGCAGCCGGAAAGCTGTACAAGGACACCCAGCGCGAGGTGCAGAGCAAGACCGTATCGGCCCAGGCCGGCACCTCGACCAGTAAGACTTACGTCGCGGGGTCTGTCGATCGCTCGGCCGGTGAAAACTTCGCCCTCGACCTCATCGATCCCTGGATCCGTCGATCCGGCACCGTAATGCTCAAGAGGATCTGACCCATGGGCATGCGCGAAGAACTCCAGGCCGAGCTGGCGGAAGCGTTCGACGATCCAGATGGCCTGGCCGATGCGGTGAAGCCTGTGGCTGGGTCTCGCACGGTAAAGGGTGGTTACGACCCGGATATCGGCGGCACAGTACCGGCCTCGACCATCTACTACGTCGGCCGCGGCGTGTTTGGCAGCTATCTGGCCAAGGAGATCGACGGGACCCGCATCCAAACCGAGGATGTGAAGCTGCTGGTGCTCCAGAACGAGATTTTCGAGGGGCAGGCCGGTGCCGCTACCGATGTTCCAGCTGCCCCCAAGATCGGTGACCAGGTGAGCGGGTACCGCGTGCTCAACGTTTCCGAGGACCCGGCCCAGGCGACTTGGACCATTCAGCTGAGGAAGTGACATGGCGCGCGGCTCACACATGGCCCAGCGATACGGCGGTCAGCAGGGCGGCTTCGCTGAAGCCATACGGGCGTTCGCTGAGCAGGCGGAGCAAGCCCTGGATGCTACCTTTCGCGAAATCGTGATCGAGATCGGCAGCAGCGTGATTCGCATGTCGCCGGTCGGTAACCCGGAACTGTGGGCGGCCAACGTGGCCCATCGGGCAAAGGCGACTAGGGCCGCCGACGACTACGACTTCAAGGTCGCGGTGCGCAACACCCTGATCAACCTCAATCGGGACAACTTCACCGAGGCCGGTAGGCTGCGCAAGGGCGTGAAGTACGCCAAGCCACTGACCAAGACCGAGCGAGAGCAGAACTTCGCCGTGAACGGTCTGGTCGCAGGTCAGGGTTACGTTGGCGGTCGGTTCCGGGGCAACTGGCAGTTCTCCATTGACTCTCCAGCGACCGAGGCGCTCGACCGGATTGATCCGTCGGGCAGCGCAACCATCGCTGAGCTCATGGCCCAGGTCCAGGCGCTGACCATCGGCCAAACGGCCTATATCGTGAACAACCTGCCATACGCCATTCCGCTCGAGTACGGGCATTCGTCGCAGGCTCCGGCCGGCATGGTCCGGGTAACACTCGCGAACTTCCAACGTATCGTCGCCGAAGCCATCAGGAACAACAGCGTATGAGCCAAGCAAAGGCCCGGCAGGCTATCGAGATCAAACTGATGGCCTGGGCCACAGCGCGCCCGATCCGGGTCGCGAACTTCGAGCAGGCCTTCGAAGCTCAACCAGGTGAAACCTACCTGCAGGCTTTCCAGCTGCCGGCGGGCACCACCTGTCGCTACCTGGGCGGCGAGGCCTACGAGTACACCGGAGTCTACCAGGTCAGCATCGTTTGCCCGGCGGGCCAGCCTCTGGCAGCCGCCGAGACTCTGGTAGAAGAGCTTTCGAGTCTCTTCCGGGTGGATTCGGAACTCAGCCGCAATGGCTTCGAGGGCCTGGTCACCGAACCAATTGACCATGGCCCAACCATCACCGAGTCGGCGACCTACACGGTGCCGGCCAGCTTCACTTACCGCGGTGTCGCGGACCAACCGCCCGCTGGGGCATAACCAACCGCCGCCCGGCGGGCTATCAAGAGGAATCAAACCATGGCCGCACGCTTCCCGCTGCCAAACGGCGCAGTGCTGGAGATTGCACGCGTAATCGGCGCTGCCGTCCCATTCACCGCGCTGACCAATGCGAAGCCTCCGGTGGCGACTGCTGCCGGTCACACCATCCAAAACGGCGACGTTCTGCTGGTCAACTCCGGCTGGGCGCTGATCAACGACCGTGCCGTGAAGGCGGCCAACGTCGCAGCCAGCGCCTTCTCCCTGGCCGGTTTGGACACCAGCGATGCGGAACGCTTCACCGCTGGCGCCGGCGTAGGCTCCGTTCTCCCTGTGTCCGACTGGGTGCAGATTTCCAAAGTCACCTCGTTCAACTCGTCTGGAGGTGAGCAGCAGTATGCGACTGTTGGATACTTGGAAGACGACGATGACAAGCAGTTCCCTACCAACAGAAACCCTACCAGCCTGTCGATCGTGGTCGAGGACCAGCCGACGGCCGCGTACGTCGAGGCTGTCGAGGGTTACGACGCCTCCAAGGAGCTGGCGGTGATCCGCATGAAGCTTCGCAACGGCGACCAGATCCTGTACCCAGGCTACGTCAGCATCACCCCCGATCCGACCATGGAGCGGAACAACGTGATGACCCGAACCATCAGCGTCGGCCTGTCGGCTCGCTCGCTTCGTTACCTGGCCGGCGCGTAAGGAGCCCTCATGGCGAAGATCAAGATCGCGCAAAACCCCACGTTCACTGCTGAGGTGAACATCCCGCGTGTGGGCGGCGACCCGGTGGCGGTAGAGTTCACGTTCCGCTACATGGATCGTGCCGCCCTGGCCAAGCTGTACGACGGCTGGAATCAAGCCTTCGAAGCGCACGCCGAGAAATGCAAGGCTGAAGGCGCAAGCCTCGAGCAGTTCACCGACGGCCAGGTCCAGCTGCAGGCCGAGCAGGTCAAGGCCATCACCTCCGGCTGGGGCTTCGAAGACAAGTTCACCGAC